GGCATCCCTGAACTAGCACCTGTTCTTAATACCCTTCAGGACTGTGACGAATACGACAGGGTGGAGATGATTGCTGCAAAAGTTTCAGCATCCTTGTCAGTTGCGGTCAAACGTGAGAACTCTTATGAGTTTGAGCTACAAAATAGATTAGACGCATCAGAGCAGGATGAACTAGGCAATCTTGAGCAGTTTGAACCTGGTCGTTTCCACTACCTTGAAGCGGGTGAAGACATCAGCGTGATTGGTGGCGGTGGTCGCCCGAATGTAGATGGCATCCAATGGGTAAGCTACCTGCTTCGCAAAGTGGGTAGTGCCGTAGGTATCCCACTTGAGTTCTTAATGATGGAAATCGGAGGGTCTAGCTTTTCGGCATCTCAAGGTGTAGTCTTGCAATATCAGCAAACTGTTGAGAGTTACCAGAGTGACCTTATTCGTGTTCTGGAGTCCCTGTATCGCCGTTGGCTTTCTCAGAAAATCGCATCAGGGGAGTTGGACGTTTCTAAGGTTGCAAATCCATTTAAGGTCAGATGGCAACGTCCTGCCTTCCGTTGGGTCAACAGGGCTGCACAGGTCAAGGCTGACATGGAATATTTCAGAGCAGGTGCAATGTCCCTAGATGACATCACGGCTCCATTCGGTTACACGGCTGAGGATGTATTGAGACGTAAAGCTCAGAACATCCTGAAGGCTCAGCAGATTGCCGAAGAATCTGGACTCGACTGGAAAGAATTAATTAACCCTTTCCCAACTTCATTAAGTGGGAATTATTCCGAAGTAGTAGATGCCTCTTCCTGAACCAAATCCAAATGAACGTAGGGATAAATTCATCGACAGGTGTATGGCTGACGATGAGATGAATAAAGAATTCCCTGATTCCAATCAACGCATGGCGGTATGTTCTAGCCAATATAAGAAAAAGTTAGAAAGTAACAGTTCTGAGGTTTCAAAGAGCGTAGAGAAGTCGCTTCAAACTAAGCTCAAGGATCACAAGGAAAAAGTCGGTTCAGACAAGCGTAAGCAAACTACCCTTAGGAAACTGAAGATAGTTTATAATCGTGGCATTGGAGCTTATCGGACTAATCCATCTAGCGTAAGACCTAGTGTCAGTTCCCCTGAGCAGTGGGCACAAGCTAGGGTGAACTCATTCTTATCTGCCCTTCGCAATCTAAGATACAGAAGTGGCAAGCATGATACCGATTTATTGCCCGAATCTCACCCTATGGCTACCAAGGATAAAAAAGCTAAGAAGGCTGACAGTAATACAAATGCTTTCGATACATACAACGATTACCCTGAATCCGCATCAAATAATGCGAAACGTGCCTTAAAATATAAGGCTGAGAATCCCGACAATAAGTGTGGGACTCCTGTTGGTTGGGCTAGAGCTAATCAGTTAGCTAAACGTGAAAAGATAAGCCGTGATACAATCGCACGTATGGCATCCTTTAAACGTCATCAACAGCATAAGGATGTTCCATACGGAGAAGGATGCGGAGGTCTGATGTGGGACGCATGGGGAGGAACCTCAGGCGTGGAATGGGCTATCAGGAAACTGGCTCAAATTGACAAAAAGAAGGAAAATAGTATGAATAAACAATTCGCATTTGCAATTAACAATACTGAGGATGCCAAAATCAGCCGTGATGACGGCACTATGATGGGCGTATCGCTAATCTCGGTCGGTCCTGCCCTCGGGCATGGCTTATATGTGGACAGCAAATCACTCGACACTATCATCGATGAATTGGAAGGAACTAAATTGCCTGCATACATCACTCATCGTGGTGCATTATTTGAAGACAGGCTAACCAGAGAGATCGGGATCTTCACCAATTTCAGAATCGAGGATGACCGAATCCTTGGTGATTTTCAAGCGTTCGATTCCTTCCGTGAGGATGATACTCGCAAATTTAATAGATTGTTCGAGTTGGCTGAAAAGATGCCTGAAAGATTTGGACTCTCTATCGTATTCTCTGCAGATTCAGCATGGGCTACAGATGTAGGCGATGTCGAAGCTAATGAGAAGCCTGACGATGCACTTTTCGACTTCCCATCCATTCGGGTTGAGGAAGTTTCTAGTGCTGACTTCGTAGATCAACCTGCTGCTAACCAGAAAGGTCTTTTTGATAAAATTGACACTCAACCTGTGTATAAGATGACTAAAGCTGAACTATTAGAACTAAACGAAAAACTCGAAGCTGAGAAAAACCAGCTACAAGAGGATAACCATCAGCTTTCCGTAAAGGTAGCTGACGCTGAAGCTGAAGCTGAAGCCTTGAAACTCCAACTCGATGCTAATTCTGAAGAAGAAAAGATGGATAAGCATAGTGACGAAATGGATAGTCACTACGATGATGAGATGGAAAAACTCCAAAAGGAACTCGAAGATGCCAATGAGAAGATTGCTTCCCTGAAGGATCAAATCGAAGCTGCCGAAAAGGAACTCGAAGAAAAGGATGAGGCTATTAAGGCTGAGTCCGAAGAAAAAGAATCCCTTTCGGCTAAAGCAGAAGAGTTGTCCGTAAAGGTCGAATCTCTCAAAAAGCTAATCGAAGGTTCTGGCGAATCTTTTGCGAAGGCTACCGATAATGAAGATTATCAGCCTTCCCGAGACAATCGTTCCAAAATCATCGCTGAGTTTGCTAAGGAAAATAACATTTCCGAATTTTCCGCTACCCTGCAACTGGGCAAGGAGCGTCCCGAATTATTCAAATTTTAACCCTTATTATTATTATTATGTCTGCTACAACTATTGACAATACGACTCGCACTTTCGTTGCTGCTGAAGCAATCGGTGCTTACATCCTAGTAAAAGTTGATACCAATGGCTCCGTTGTGAAGGCAACTGCAACTGCATCCGAACCTAAGGTCGGATATACTGTTGCTGCAGTTGGCTCTGGTGAAGCTGCTACCGTATCTCTTATTCACGGTGGAGGTTCTTCCTTCGCTACCGCTTCTGAAGCTCTTAGCATTGGTGACATCGTTTATGGTGATGCCGATGGTAAAGTTAGTGCTTCTGGTTCTAGCGGTGACAAGGTTGGCGTTACCCTGACTGCTGCTACTGCTGACGGTGACGTTATCGAAGTTCTCCCTATTCACTCCTAATTTATAACTAGTAAAAATTATGTCTTTATCTACATCCGCTTCTTTCAATCCGATCCTTTCGGAGGCTCTGAATAAGATTGGAGAAAACAAGTTCGTTGGAACTCAACTTCTCCCAATCCGAACTGTCGGCACTAAAAATGGTGATTATCCAGTATTTGGTGACGATCAGTTTGACCTCAACGCCTCTAAGGTTCGTTCTTCTGGCTCTAAGTTCGCTCGCCGTGATTTCGATTACGATAAGCAGAGTTACGCTTGCCAACAGTACGCACTAGAGGGTGTTCTTCCTGATGAGGATGCTTCACTTGCTAGCGATAACGGAATCAGCGATGCTGCAGGTTCTATCGCTCAGAAGTTGCAACGTGACATCATGGTTGGTCATGAGCTTCGTGTTGCTGCCCTTATGACTGGTGCAGGCTTCAATGCAACTGCTGCTACTGGTGCAATGGACGGCTCTGGAACTGCTCCTAAGCCAATCCAAGACATCCAAAATGCCGTTGAACGTTTGAACGCAAATGGTTTCTACGATGGTCTTACCCTCATGATGGAAGTCAGCCTCTTCAATGAGATGATTAACACTACTGATGTTCGTGGAATCTTCAATGGCAATGGTCAATACACCAATCGCCAAGTCCTCCGTGATGCGTTCGGTGTTGAGCAAATCATCCTTCTCCCCACTCGCTACAATAGTGCTGCTAAGGGCAAAGCTGCCACTCGCACTAAGATTTGGGAAGATGACGAATACTTCGTTGGTCAGGTCGCAGGTGGCGATTTCTCCAACGGTGGATTTGGTCGCACTCTGGCTTACTCCCCTGACGGTGGTGCTTTCACGGCTGAAACATATCGTGATGAGCCTATCAAGAGCGATGTCCTCCGTGTTTTCAATAGCGTTGATGAAGTTATCATCAATACAAATGCTTGCGAAAAAATCACAGGAGCATAGTTCCCCATACTCCCTTATTCTGAAGCCTCACCTTAACAGGTGGGGCTTCTTTATTTACAACAGGCTATAAGTAAATGAGTTTAACAAATCTTATCAGCGATAATTTAAATTTCGCAATATCACAGCTCAAAGTCTCACTTTCGGCTGTCACGGCTGACGGCAATCCGCATCCAACTAATACGGAGACCTATTCTGCAAGCAGGCAGGATGTCGAGGAAAGTTTCGAGATCTACGAGGATGGCAGAGAGGTCACCATAGATACGAAGTTTTACATCAATAAAAGTTCTTACTCCACACTTCCTACCAAGGGGCTTCTCCTTTCCGATGGAGTTAAAACATACAAGGTTATGGGTCATTTCGATGATTCAGTAAGTGTAACTCGCAGGCTTGATTGCTCTGCACAGAATCAAAGATAATGGCTGCTCCAAATCTAGAAACTCTTTACGATTTCGAGACGAATATCGAATCGGCTGCTAAGACATTCCTTGAGACTGCTACTGGATTATCAGCTTCCAGTCTCTACGCATCTCTCGATCAGGATACTTACACCCTGCCCCGAATAACGATAAACTACGAAGATTCAGGGGCTATTGATCCCTTTGATTTAAAACCTGATGATAGCGGTGACCTCGAATACCTTAAATTCAATGGCACTCTACAAATATCCATCATAACAGATGCCTCACAAGATAACACGGCATCCAACCATCGCACTATTCGAGGCAAAGTCAGAGGTGCTATGATGATTAGTGGAGACAACTGGACTGCTAGCAATCTCCCTTATTACGATATAAATTATATGCGACCTGCAGGAACTTCCTTTGACGTAGATGGAGACTTGGCTGTTAGTGTTTTAACCTACCAGATAAACGTGGTTATACGGAATGATGCGTTCCCATCAACTTGACAATGCAATCTTTATTGAACCTTTACTGATAACTTAACTTTTTTTATTATGGCTATTAAATCTGACGGAAGCCAACTCTTTGGCATCACAACTGCAACTTTCGGGCAAGATAACCTCATCGTCGAAAGTTTCTCTCGAACTGAAGGCTCTAATCGTGTCGATCTAGATGATGGCGACGGTGAACCTATAGGCTCTACCACAGTCCCTACTCGTGTTGAAGTTTCAATGACCTGCCAAGTGGGGACTTCACTTTCCACAGATATTACAGCAGGTGGCGAAATCAGCTATGGTTCAGGCGAGGGTAGCGAGACCATCATCATCACAGAGGCTGCACTTGCTGAGAATCAGGCTGACTATCAACGTTGGAATATTTCTGGTTACATCAAGATTAACAACGCCTAAAAAATTATGGTTTCGATGGCGGTCAGTTTTGAAGAGGCTGCCTCAAAACGGCTAAGGGATGCTGCTAATTTAGAGAAAAGGTTAAGATTAGAGTCATTCCTAAAGATACGATGTGATGTATCGTGCTTCAGTTTAAGGCAACCTACGATTCTCGATATACTCAACTTAGAGTATGCCGAGAATCGGTTGGTTACTGGAGATGAGCCTAGGCTTGATGATTACCTACATTTAGTCATAGCACTAAGTGACAATGTTGATACCAAGTTTGTCAAAAATGCTGCAAAGATTCTGAAATCATCGGAATATGTAAGAGATGAGTTGAAATGCTTCTTCAACGCTTGTTTTAATGATATGCCTTCACTTGGGGGCGAAAGCGTAACTGCCCCTCAGTTTGATAGCTCAGTTTGGCTTTGTAGCGTCATAGATAGCTTGTGCGACTCTTACGGTTGGTCGCTACAAGATGTTTTGAATACTGAACTTTCTACATGCCTGCAACTGATGCAGAGAATCCTCAAGAGGAATCTTGGCGAAAAATATGCCATAAGAAACGGCATCACTCAACAGGTCAAAGCTGACATCCTGAATGAACTTAAAGAAATAAAGAAAAATGGCGATACAATCATTACTAGCTAAAATCGGGGTCGATACCAAAGCATTCAATAGTGGTCTAAAGAGTGCGGAAAAGCGTGTCGGTATGTTTCGTGGTGCGGTAATGAAACTAGGAGGTGCGATAGCAGGCATAGGATTCGTTGCAATGGCTCGTAATGCCATCAACACAGGCTCACGCATAAGTGACCTTTCGGAGCAGTTACGCATCAATGCAGAGGCTCTACAGACCCTAAATGCCATAGCGATCAAGGCAGGTGTCGAGCAGAAAACATTAGAGCGTGCCATTCGGAATGTGAGTATCAGGACTCAGGAGGCTATTGATGGAAATAATACCTATTTGGATGCTTTTAAACGTCTAGGAATTAGCATTGAGGCATTCACGAACCTGCCTACGGAGAAGAAACTGGAGGCGATTGCACAGGCTTACAGTCGTGCTGGAAAGAGTCAGGAAGCATTCGCTGACGTTGCCAATATTCTTGGTCAAAAAGCGGGTCCAGAATTATTAGAAGTTCTCAGGAGAATGAATGATGAGGGACTGGATAATTTGATTCAGGGGGCTAAAGATACTGGTCAGATAATGGAAGCGGATGTTATTCAAACTATGGATGAAGCTGCCGACATGATTGGCAGATTGACCAATGCTTTAACTGTTGCTTCCGCTAACATATTAAGTGTTTTCGCCCCTTCACTACTCAAGCTGACTGATTTCATAACTAAGAATTCAAAAGCTGTTGTAACTTGGACTAGAAGGCTCGCTGCATTTGTTTTGGGTGCAAAGGCAGGTGCGATTGCAATCCCCATATTGGTTAAAGCAATAAAGCTATATTCGGTTGCAATGAAAGGGGCTGCTGCTGCTACCGCTGC